ATGAATACAATAACCTTTACCTAAAATTTTTAAACCATGATTAAGACCGTAACAATAGAACTTGAAATATCGGTAGATTTCATAGCAAACGAAATCCCCGCAGACCGGAGCGACATAGAAATAAACCGTGTGTTACTGGGGGGAAAAGATATAACCCAGGCACTAACACAAAGCGGATTTGACTTTGATATTATTGCCGATGATTTAGTAGAACAAATAAACAACTAACCAATGAACGTAAGACTAACAACCAATTTAGACATTCTAAATAAGCTATACAGCGACTTAGAAGGCTACCACGACCACTTTTACCACGCAGAAGCTACCGAGTACACAATACGTTTACAAGGTATATTAGCCACCGACTTAGAAGAAAGGCTTTTAGAGTTGGGTTTTAAGTGCGAGGAAACAAATACCGACTTTGTTAAGTATTTTAAAAACCACATAAAAATTAACTTAGAAGTACAATAACCATGGAAACATTTGAAAAATCAGACAGCATCGCTAACCTTACTAAAGCCATAATGCTTTTTAGTATCAAGATAGGTAAGATTAAAAAAGAAAACACCAACCCGTTCTTTCATTCGCTTTACGCAGACTTACCCGCTATACAGGATGCAATAGCCGACCCGCTACAAGAAAGTGGCTTAGTGGTTACGCAGTTGCCTTGTGGCGATGGTTTAATAACTATGCTTGCCCACGCAGAAAGTGGCGAGTATATTATGGCTAACAGCATAATGAAGCCAGTTAAGAACGACCCGCAATCTATGGGTAGTGCAATAACTTACCAACGTAGGTATTCATTAGCCGCCTTGCTTAACCTAAACATAGATAAAGATGATGATGGTAACGCAGCAAGTGTAGCACCACAAGTCCAAGTTAACGAGAAGCCCTGGTTAAATAAGTTTTCAGACAAGAACAAGTCTATACTATCTAAAGAATGGAACGGGGCTATTGTTAAGCTGCAAGATGGTACAACAACCATCGCTAAGATTAAAGACTATTACCGGGTATCAAAAGAGAACGAACAAGAACTTTTAAACATACGATAGATGATTGGAGGCATAATAAACACTATGGAAACATCAGCATTAGTAGAACATTTTAACAATGCCGATATTAGCTTTGATGTATGGGCAGAGCAGCGAAGAGGTAAAGTAACTGCAAGCCTGGTACATAAGCTAATGAAAGGCTTTAACAACGAAACCGCTAAGACCTACATTAAGACCTTAGCGGGGGAGAGCATCGGTATTTATGATGATGATAACTACCAAAGCCCGGCAATGATAGCGGGTAGCGTTAACGAGTTTACCGCTATGCAAGAGTATGGTGCTTTGCCTGATGTAGGGCAAGTTATTTATGGCTCTAAAATCTTTGTACCGCTTGGTGATAATGCGGGGGTTAGCCCTGATGGGGTAGAACTAAAGGACTTTGAAAAAATTTACTTGGAAGTTAAATGCCCATTTACCCCTAACAAGTATGTTGAGTTGGTTGTTACTGATAACCTAAAGAAAGACCGCCCCGATGTTTACTGGCAATGCGTTATGAATATGCTTGTATTGGATTGTCAAGCTGCTAAGGTTTTGGTTTACCACCCTAAAAAGGGGCTACGAACTATTGACGTGCCACGAATAGAAGAGGACATAATAGAGTGCCAAGAAGCTATTAATAAGGCGGTAGAGTTGAAGTTAGAGTTAACCGAAAAACTGATTGATGTACTCACTACCAATTAAGCCACTAAGCGTAAATGCAGCGTGGCAAGGAAAACGTTACAAGACTAAAGACTATTTGAGTTATGAACGGGCGGTGATGTTGATGTTGCCAAAGTTGAAGTTACCAGAGCCGCCTTTCATTCTCATTTTAGAATTTGGTTTTAGCAGCCCATTGGCAGACCTTAGCAACCCGATTAAACTCTTTGAGGATATACTCCAAAAGAAGTACGGGTTTAACGACAAGGAGATATTTAAAATAGTAGCTACCAAGCACCACACTAAAAAAGGTAACGAGTTTATTAACTTTAAAATTGAAAACTATGAAAGAGAAATTTGAATTTATTTATCAAACTGTTAAGTCTAATATGGAGAAATTAGACAAGAAACAAATTAATGTAGAACAAGCTAAGGCAATGGCATCGTTAGCAAAGCAAGCAAACAACGTGCTAACAACTCAATTAGATGCCGGTAAGTTTATGGCTAATATTAAAGATGCTCAAACACACTTAGAAAATGTTGGACTTTAATGTACGGACATATCGGCAAAATTTTCTTAAACGTAAAAATATAAACCGGTATAAGAAGACAAGCAAAGGCACTCCGATTATTATAGATAAGCTATTAAATTCATTTGATAGAAAAATAAAAGGTCAGCCAATCTTTACAGATGATGTTAGAGCAGAATACTTTAAAGGCTTGCAAGAACTTTTTAATGAGTATTACGATAATACGTTTCAGCCAAGACTTCCCAAGTGGTTTCATTATAGTTCTTACCAAGCTGATATGTATGTAATTTTTGGCAAATGGGATAAAGCTAAAACGTATAAAGAGTTTGTATTAACTGGTATGTTGGCATACTATAAAAGAAAATTTTACGATAAAAAATAGTATATAAGTAAAAATTAATTAGTATATTGCACCCGCAACACATTCTTTACATCACCAATGAAAAAGCAATTATCTATTAACAATATACCCCTAACAGGGTACGGTCAGAGGGAGGTGATGCCCGTTGCAACTGACTGTATCTGTTTGTTAGGGGCTTATATTTTTTAGATATGGCTAAAGAAATGGACGATAGTCAGGCGTTTCTCTTTTACGCTGATAAGTTTTATTCGGGTACTGCTGATATGCTACCTGAAACAGTTGGAATATACATTAGGTTGCTTGCAAAACTTTGGAATATGCCAGAGGGATTGCCTAACGACCTTAAAAAATTGGCTCGTATTTCTTTAGTTTCTGAAAGAAAATTTAACCAATGTTGGCACACCGATATGTTGAGTGAAAAGTTTTTTGAAAATTCCAACGGAACGCTACAAAATGAAAGGTTAGAAATAGTAAGAGAGAAAAGACTAAGAAAGTCAATAACAGCAAGGGAAAGCGCAGATAAGAGGTGGAATAAAACCGATGCGAACGCAATGCGAACGCATAGCGAACGCAATGCGAATGGTATGCATATAAGTAAAGAGAAGATAAGTAAAGAGAATAAAGAAAGTAATAAAGAAAAAGTGGCGGCTTTTACAAAGCCTACTTGGAACGAGGTTGGTAACTTTATTTTTAAACACTTATTAGAAAAAAACGTAACCCCCGACAAAACAAAAGTACAAGCCGAAGCTAATAGCTTTGTTGATTATTACGAGAGCAAAGGTTGGTTAGTAGGTAAAACACCAATGAAGAACTGGCAAGCCGCAGCCCGGAGATGGGTTATTGATAAAGATGTAGTTTCAACTCACGTACCTGTTAAATTCTTAGACTAATGAAAAGAAAAGATACCAAGTATATTAGCTTTACCGACTTTGAGGGCAATGTACCCCCGCAGGACGTAGAACTCGAAAAGGTTGTGTTAGGCAGCATAATGCTTGAAGCGGGTACAATGGCTAAGGCAGAGCAGTTTCTTGATGCGAATACGTTTTATTATGCACCTCACATAGAAATTTACAACGCTATCTTGGAACTCTACCAAAGCCAACAGCCTTACGATATTGTTACCGTAACCAATAAGCTAAGGGCAAATAAGATGTTAGAGTTTGTAGGTGGCGTTCTTTACATAGCGCAACTAACTAACCGGGTGGGTGGAACGGGAAACATACAAAGCCACGCTGCTATACTAAGGCAAAAAGCCCTGCAAAGAAAACTAATTGAAGTGGGTTACGATATGGCTAAGGTTGGGTATGATGATAACAAGGATTGTTTTGATGCCATTGATGAGGCAGAGGGTAAGGTTAAGAGCATATCCGTTTCCTTAGTATCGGCAAAAGATAACCTAAAAACCTTTAAGGATTTAATAGGTGAGGAAGCCAAAGCCTTTGAGGAAATGGCAAGCGGTAAGAACTTGGGGGTATCGGTAAACATAAGCGCATTAGACCAACACACTAACGGTTGGCAGAAAGGAAACCTGATTATAATAGCAGCCCGACCAAGTATGGGTAAGTCAGTCCTGGCATTAAACAACGCAAAAGAAGCCGCAAAGAACAACCAACCAACCGCTTTTTTTAGTTTGGAAATGAGTAGCGTAGAACTTATGCAGAGGTTAGTAGCTGATGAGGCTAACATAGAATTTAGTAAAGTACAAAAAGCCAAAACAACAGAAGCGGAAAGGCAGAGCATTAACGTAGCACTCGGCAGAATTGAAAATTTGCCCCTTTATATTGATGATAGCGCACAAACTACCGTATTGGGGATATGGAATAAGGCTGCAAAGATTAAAAGCGAATACGGGCTTGGTTTGATAGTTATTGATTATATCCAACTAATCAGCGCACCAGAGATGGGAAGCTATGCCGATGCCAATGCAAGGGTAAGCCATATAACCCGCAACCTAAAACTAATGGCAAAGGAGTTGCACGTGCCTGTTATAGCACTAAGCCAACTTAGTAGAGATGTAGAGAAACGAGGGGGACAAAAACGCCCTGTACTATCTGACCTGCGTGATAGCGGAAGTATAGAACAAGATGCTGATGTTGTTGTATTCCCCTGGCGACCAAGTTACTATAACATTACTCACGATGGAAGCGGCTTTGAATATACCGAAGACTATGCAGAGTTGATATTTGCCAAGCATCGTAACGGGGTATTAGGCTCTATCCGTTTATCTTTTAACGGGGGCAAGCAGAGGTTTGCCGACTACCAGGAGAACAGGCAGGTTAAAGATTTTACCGAGCCACTAAAAGCTAATACTAACTTTGATACACCATTCTAATGGACTTAAAAACTGAAATACCCGCATTTGTCGGAACGATTGTAAAGGGCAGAGGTGAACTTTTAAGGCAACGCTTAGGCAACACGTCCAACCTAACCACGATAAAGCATGAGCAGCTAAAAAAAGACTATGACTATGCTATGTCAATCAATACCAGT